CTTTTAAGGTATACATGGGTGTCCCACTTTGTTGTGGGACAGTTGGTCTTTCTTGTAGGAGGTTGTTGGATGCCGCAAAACGGTGGTGGAAAAGGTTGGGTGACTGATCCTGATTCTGGTGAGCAGGTTATGCCTGGTCAGTGGACTGAGTTTTTGGATTGGTTGTTGTCGGAGGTTCGTGAGCCTGGGACTCAGAAGGAGTGGTGTGAGGAGCGGGGGTTGAATGATCGGACTGTTCGTCGTTGGAAGGTGGATTCTCGGTTTGTCCGTGAGTGGGACCGTAGGGCCGCTGAACTTAACGTCCATCCTGAACGTACACAATCGGTTGTTGATGCGTTGTACAAGAGTGCGGCTCAGGGTGATGTGAAGGCTGCTGCGTTGTATTTGCAGTACATCGATAAGTTCACTCCGAAGCGTCGTGTGTTGGTTGAGGATGATCGGGATGCGTCTGGTTTGTCTGATGAAGAGTTGGCTGCAGAGTTGGATGGTTTGATTTCTGAGTTGAGGAGTGACGATGCCTAAGGTTGGTAAGAAACGTTTTTCTTATTCGTCTAAGGGCCGTAAGGCTGCTAAGTCGTATGCCAAAAAGACGGGCAAGAAAGTTACTAAAAGGTGAGGGTGTTGGGTGCTACTTCGCAGGATTTGCATGATGACGGGATGTGGATGCAGCTTGAAGAGATGGGGGAGCGTCCTGATTTGCTAACTGACCCGTTTTTGGATGATGAGCCTATTGAGTGTTCGATTGATGAGGTCGATGTTTGTGAAAGTTGTCAATAATGGCACCACCTAAGAAACCGTTTGCTCAGCTTGGCCCCACCGCAAGGTATTTGCGGCGGAACCCTGATGCTCGGGCAACGAAACAGGTGACGGATACAAAAGTTAATCGGCGTCCTGAGCAGGTTCAGAAGCGTGTTGAAGCTAATGGGGCTCGCCGAAGGGCGAAAGCGTTGGGTATGCAGATAACTGGTCGTGATGCTTCGCATCAGAAGGATGGAAGCATCAAGTTTGAGGACTCTGCGAAGAATCGTGGGCGTCGGGGTGAGGGGAATCGTTAAGGATTTGGGGATTCATGTCGATAGAGGATGTCGCGGAGAAGGCTGATGTTTGGTCTGAAGCTGTTAAGAAGATTATTAAAGCGATTACGGCTGCTGTTATTGCGCTTGTCGCTGGTATTAGTGGTCTTATGATGCTTTGGCCTAGCAGCGAAGGGAAACCCGAGGAGATTCGTACTGAGTTGATTACTGGTGGGGGCTATTCGGTGCAGTGTTCTCAGTTTATGAATACGATTGATATCACTTGGACTGAGCAGCAGTGGTCTGTTTGGGAACAATTACGAAAAGATATGGGTTGTTGATGACTGATTTCAGAGTTTCGGTGTGTGCGGGTCAGGGGTTTCGGATTCGTCCAATCATACGTAAGTACAGGAAAGAAGACCAGATGGTGATGCGTGGTTTACCTGTGTTTAGGACGCCGTGCCCGTATGTGCCTGAGGTTGTGTTGGGCGGTGAAGGATAATGGCTGAGGATTTGGAGCAGGATTTCCGTCAGATCAAAATTTCTCGGCTGACATTGGGTTTGATTATGTCAGTAGCTGTGACTTCTGGTGTGATTGTTTGGAATGCCGCGCAGGTCGCTGGTCGTATTGGGGAGTTGGAGCAGTCTGTTAATCGGATTCAAACCGATATGAATTCAATCCAAGGAACTGACCCTGCGATTTTGGTCCGTTTAGATGCGATGGAAGATGTTTTGGAAGATTTGAGTGAAAGCGTTGATGGCGCTGATGAGCTTTCTGAGCGTCTTGACGAGTTTGAGGAGTGGATTGACGAGTTGGATCGTGACTCTGGGGAGGAGTTGCGTTGGGAGTTGGATGATTTGCATCATCGTTCTTGGGCATTTGAGGAAGCTCTTCGTTCTAGGTCTTGGGGTGAGGAAATCTTAGATGAGTATTTGGGGCGTTAGTTGAAAGTTTGGATTGACCAAGATTTATGCACTGGGGATGGTATCTGCGTAGAAATCTGTCCTTCAGTTTTTGACATGCATGCTGATGGTTTGGCTTATGTGAAAGAGCCTGACTGGCCGAACCTGTATGGGCCGAAGGGTTCCCCGAAAGGTGAACCCGTCCACAAAATGAGTGAGGGTATGGCTACAGTTCCAGACGAGGACATTGATGCGTTAATTGAAGCTGCCGAGGAATGTCCTGGTGAATGCATTTTCATTGAGCCTGGCTAGCGAAGTGGGTAACCGCTGTACCACATGACTGCTGCGTTACGTTCACCTGATTCGATAGGAGTTACACGATGTTCCATGAAGCTGGGGAATACAACGATAGATCCTCTGGGGGCGTCGTTGAATATGTGAAGCTGGTCATAGCATCGGAGTTCAAGTTCCCCTCCCGTGTAATCTTTGGGATCTGAAAGGTTGACTGTTGCTGAAAGTTTTCGGACAGTTCCCTGAAATTTGGGGAACGGTGTCACGTTCAAAGGAATCGGTGCCGCTACCTGAGCAACAAGTTTGCGGGCAGCGTGCTGGTCTTGGTTTCCGTCAATATGCCAGTTGTAATGGTCGCCAACGGAGTACCTGGTGTATTGAACAGCTTCTGGTACTTCTAAATCAAAGTACCAGCCTGCTTCTTTGTTGGCTTGTTGTATCCAAGCGCCAAGCATCTCAGTACAGAAGATTTCATAGATCCATGAGATCTGCGATTTCCGATGCCCTTCTTCGTGTCCGAAATGAAACCCTTCGACTTGTTCACTCTGCTCCGCAGCCTGGTCCAAGTCATCGCATTGCTGTGGGGTTAAAGCCTCTGGGATGTACCAGTAATGATTGGTGAGCACAATGTCTAGGTTAGCTGAGCTTCGACAAGAAGCAGAGTGGAGAAAATGTGTACGGGATGAGAACTATTTTTTACAGAATTATTGGCACATCGCTCACCCTGCTCACGGGCGTATTCTTTTTGCTTTACGTGAGGCTCAGGCGGAAGCTATCAAACATTGGGCCAAAAATAGGTACTCACTCACCCTGAAAGCCCGCCAAATTGGGTGGAGCACCCTGGTAGCTGCACACCAGTTCTGGTTAGCGTATTTTCATGCAGACCAAAACATTATTGATCTCTCCAGAACAGAGAGAGAGTCCGTACTACTACTCCGAAAAAGCAAATACGGGTTCAGTCACCTCCCCAAGTGGATGGTTGAACGTGGACCTAAATCACTAGTCGAACACCAGCAACGCATGGGGTTTGCTAACGGATCTCAGATTGTATCCCTCCCTTCAGCATCAGATCCCGCCCGTGGAGAGTCCGCCACCCTCATCGTGGTCGATGAATGGGCATTCCTACCATCCCCCGAAGAAGCGTGGAGTTCCATAGAACCAGTAGCCGATGTCGGTGGCCGCATCATTGGGCTGAGCACAGCGAACGGTTCAGGAAACTTTTTTCACCAACTATGGGTTGGCGCAACAACAGGCTCCAACAAATTTGAGTCAATGTTTTATCCCTGGTCAGCAACCGAAGACCGTGGTGATGCCTGGTATCAGGAAAAGATTGAGTCAATGCTGCCCTGGCAGCTTGCTCAGGAGTATCCGACAACGCCCGAAGAGGCGTTCGTTAAGTCGGGTAATCCTGTTTTTGATCTCGACATTTTGGAAGAAATGTCGAGACAGACCACCTTTGGAGAAACAGGTTATTTAAGCCGCAATGGTTCAGTTATAGAGTTCCGAACATGAGCTTAGAAGTTTGGGAGCCCCCAGTTGTTAATAATGCTTACGTCATAGGAGTGGATACAGCCGAGGGGTTAGGCCACGGCGACTACAGCGTTATCCAAGTCCTAAACGTTGGAACAGGAAACCAGTCAGCTATCTGGCATGGGCACATAGCACCAGATCTCCTAGCTGAAGAAGTCATGGCTGTAGGCAAGTGGTACTACAACGCTCTGTGCTGCGTGGAGTCCAATAACCACGGTTTAACAACCATCACAGAACTACGCCATTTGGGGTATCCGAACCTGTTTCGGAAACGACAACTCAATAATGTGAACAACCGAATTGGTCAAGAATACGGTTGGAAAACTACTCGAACATCTAAACCTTTAATGATTGATGACCTGAGTTCCGCATTGCGGAACAGCGAGTTACGAATTAACGACCGAAACACCATCGGAGAGTTACGCACCTTTGTGCGTAACGACCGAGGATCAATGTCGGGGTCCCCATATGATGACCGAGTTATGGCGTTAGCGTTAGCAAACCAAATGCGTAAATATGCTTACGAACCTGAGTATGCACCAGAGGTAAACGATTATTGGACGGTGAACTGGTTTGCCCGACTTGCAGGGGTAACTGAAGAATCCTCCACAACCAACATCGGAGCGTATACAGTTCGTGGGACACGATAATCTTCATATAGAGCATGTTCTACAAGGAAGGGCTGTAATGGCTAAATTTGTTTCGCAGACTAGCGGGACCCAAACTGTTGATGGGGCAAAAGGCAAGAACGGTAAAATGGAACGTGGTTCCAGCGTTGTTGCTAATCCTATTTGGTCCCCTGGTGGGCCGCAGTCCCCCGATCAACGGATGAAAGACTCTAAGTACGCCAACCAAACGGGTGGCTACGGTCAAACTGGTGTTCGAGAAACTCCCGAAAATCAGCACGGAACTACTGGCAAAGTGGAACCTGGGGAACAACCCGATTTTCGCGGCCATAACGCTGGCTGATCTATGGCCGTCTTGCCAGACGGAGCAACTTTCGAGGAATTTACTGCCTACGTCCTAAACAGGCGTGGTGCAGTTTCCTTGAAAGAACTCCGAGAGCTTTACGAGCGACGGCTCCGCCTGAAGTCGGTTACCGTATCGACTGGTCAGGGCTTTCAATCTTCATTGCCCCCTGAAGAGCGGGGGCTTACAAAGCGTGAACGGGAATCCAAAGCTCACGCTGAGGTTAAAGCTTCAGGACGCAATTTTGAGAAATTGCCAGAGAAAGCACAGTTCTAAATATGCCTCGGAAAACTCGACAAGAGCTACACGAAGAATACATTCAGAAAATTGATAAATGTGAGCGTTGGAGAGAAGCAGAGGGCTTTGAGCAAACCTGGCGTCGCCTTAATGATCTTTACCGTGGCAAACACTGGCCTGCAACAACGTCAACAAAACATGATCTGATAGCAGTCAACTTGGCATTCAGCACAATCAATGTGATTGCGCCGAGTGTTGCTGTGAACTACCCCAAAATAGTTGTTCAGGCAACAGATGCTGCCGATAATGATCGGGCAGCATTTGTTGAGGCTGTCGCTAACTACCTTTGGAAACATCACGATTTCCGTACGCCCTTTCGTTCAGCAGTCAAAGATTTTCTTATCTTTGGGCATGGCTGGGTCAAAGTCGGTTGGAAATTTGTTGAGCAAGAACAATCTGTTACCGAATCAGAACGAGATGCGTTAATTTCGCAAGCTATCAATGAGGTAGACCAGTTTGCGATGGAGTCGCCTGAATTAGCAGGCGATCTCCCAACCGACGAAGATCTCATGGCAAACATTCCTTCAACCCTTATGCGTGTCGTTGAAGACCAACCCTTCGTGGAACGTATATCGCCTTTCGATGTGTTCGTTGACCCTGCAGCTACCTGCATGGGCGATGCCAAATGGATCGCCCAAAAAATTGTTCGTCCCCTCGAAGAAGCCCAAAACGATCAACGATATAAACCATCTGTTCGTAAACGGCTTTCCTCTGACGGCGGCTACTCCAAACCAGGTGACTTCTCCGATAATCGCAACGAATTTGTTGGCGATCAAGTAACTATCTGGGAATTTTATGACATTTCTGCCAATACGTTGGCAGTTTACGGGGCTAACTCGTCAGAGTTTCTTATCGATCCGATGCCGATGCCGTACGCCTACGGTCAACCCTTTGTGATGCTTCGCAACTACGAGGTCCCTGATCGGTTCTACCCAATCGGAGATTTAGAATCCATCGAATCTTTGCAACTGGAACTCGACAAAACTCGTAGCCAGTTGATGAACGACAGAAAACGGTATGCAAGAAAATACCTCTATCACGAACGTTCATTTGGGCCTGAAGGTCGAGAAGCCCTTGAATCCGAAGACGATGGCCGACTAGTTCCCGTTGTAGACGAGAACAAACCACTTCAAGATGTGGTTGTTCCAATGCCACAAATCCCGATTAGCCCAGAAATTTACAACTACTCAAACATTATCGAAAACGATATAAATACGGTAAGCGGCATTAGTGAATACGCCCGTGGGGCTATGCCCGAGATTAGGCGTACAGCTACTGAAGCTTCAATCGTCGCTGATGCCCAAAATGCTCGATCTGCAGACAAGTTAGCAATCATTGAACTCGCTATTTCGGCTCTTGCCCGTCGTGTACTCCAACTCATGCAACAATTCATGACTGGGGACCACATGGCCCGTATCTCAGGTAAAGGTCAAGACCTATTTGTCGAATACAACCGTGAAGATATCGTCGGAGAATACGATTTCTCGGTTCAAGCAGGTTCGACTCAACCGATGAACGAAACTATTAGGAAACAACAAGCAATTAGTTTGATGAACGCTGTCGGTCCCCTCGTGGGAACAGTCATTGACCCTCAAGCGTTAGCTGTTCACGTATTGGAATCAGGTTTCGGGATCAAAGACCCCGAAAAGTTCTTGATACAACAGCCCGATGCACAAACAATGGCCGAAGAAAACCAAGTATCGCCTGATCCTGCGGCTGCAGGCGGAATGCCTCCCCAAATGGGTGGAGTACCTGCTCCACCAGTCGAAGGAGGCGCTTTTGCGCCCACTGGAGGAGTCCCACCAGAGCTTTTAGCCCAATTACAAGGACAAATGGGCATGGAACTCCCCTCTCTGTGATGGGACACAGCTATATTCTTATAGGAGCAACTCGTTGAAGACTCCTAGGAGGGGCTAGTGCCCGAAGAAACCGAAGTAGAACTGGAATCCACAGAAGTCGTGGACAATCTTGACGCTTCACAAGAAACCGAAGTTGACGAAGGACCTGCAGTAGACGAGCAAACGTACACCATTAAGGTGGACGGCGAGGAAATGCAGATACCCGAAAGTGAACTTGTAAATGGATACCAGCGTCAAGCGGATTACACCCGCAAAACGCAGGAATTATCCGCTGAACGTGACCGTTTGCAACAAGCCGAAGCGATTGTATCCGCTCTGGAATCAAACCCAGAAGAGACACTAAGAGTTTTAGCTCGTTCTTTTGATTTGGACACTCCTGTCGCACAAGCGACGGAACCCGAAGAGTGGGAGGAGCAAGATCCGACCGCTCAAAGACTAGCTAGCCTCGAACAAAAAATCGAACGGCAAGAATCAAACCAACGTCAGCAAGCCGTAGAAAGCGAAGTCCAAAGGTTGCAAGGAATGTACGGAGAATTTGATTCTCGGGAACTTCTGAACCATGCGTTGAAGAATAAGATATCTAATCTTGAAGCAGCATTCACCCACTGGCAATTTAACGATGTTAAATCGACAGCGGACAAGCTACAGAAAGAACAAGACATCACAACTCAGAAACGTGAAGCAGCCGTAGTTACTGCAGGTGGGTCAACCCAAGCGGGAACCCAACCAAAGCCTGAAGGAAAAGCTGGCAGTATCAGGGAAGCGTTTGCTTTGGCAAAAAAACAATTAAGCACTTGACCTTTTAGGAGCAAACCAAATGGCTGGAAATACCAGTTTCGATGAGATTCTGACAACGACTCTCAACAACTACATTCCTAAATTGACTGACAACATTTTTTCTGCTCGTCCACTGTTTTATGCGTTGACCAACGGTCAAACCATGAGAACTGTTAGTGGCGGCGCAAAAATTATTGTTCCAGTTATTTATGGAAAAAACACAACTGCACAATCGTATGCAGGCACTGAAACCATTCTTACTGCAGCCCAGACAGGCATTTCGGCTGCTGAGTATGACTGGGGCCAGTATGCGGCAACGGTAACAATCAACGGCATGGAAGAAGCCAAAAACAACGGCGAAGCTCAAATCATTGATCTTCTCGAAGGCAAAATCTTCCAGACCCAGGAAACCATTATTGAGAACATGAACACCATGTTCCACGGTGATGGAACCACCAAATCGACAGACTGGAACGGCCTCGCGAACATCGTTGACGGTTCTTTATTGACAGGTAACACATTGGGTGGAATTGACCCAAGTGCGGCTGCCAACGTCAACGAATGGTGGGTATCTAATGAGGTTGCTCTCGGTGGCGCTCTTACGACCGCTGCTATGGCAACGTCATACAACAACGTTTCAGTCGGCAATGATCAACCAACGATCATAATGACGACCCAAGCGTTGTATGAGAAGTATGAAGGACTGCTCACCTCCAATATCCGTTACACGGATACTGACATGGCTGATGCTGGCTTCCAGAACCTCATGTTCAAAGGTGCTCCTGTAACCTTTGACGGAGCAACACCCTCTGGCGTGGTGTACTTCTTGAATACGAAGTACCTCCAGCTAGTACGTCACTCGGATGTTTGGTTCAAACCGACACCATTCGTGCGACCAATTTCACAAGATGCTGTGTTCTCACAGATTCTTTGTTACGGGCAATTGACTTGTTCCAACCGAGCAAGGCAAGCCCTCATCACAGGCGCAACCTGATAAACGTAGTGCCGCTCGACGGGGTGAGGGTTTCGGCTCTCACCCCGTCTAAGAGTTCTGAGGATTCATGGGTAGAGAACTAGCTTTAGGATACGGAACAAATCGAAGAGTATCTGGTGACCCAGGCAAGGACCATACGGCTGCTTTGCCTCGTAACGAATACTTTGGTAGTCGTAACGTGCGTGCGGTAAACGCTGATCTGCCATTTCAAGAACCAGAGCCTGCAACCTGTTCCGCTACTACAAAAGCTGGTGATCCTTGCAAAGCTCGCCCCGCTGAAGGGGAAAGTCTTTGTACTTTCCATAAGGAGTAGCGGTGCAGATAGAAGAAATGCGAGCGTACATCAGAAGCGTTGTAGAAATCGATAGCAGCGACATCTCCGATGATGTGCTCAACCGTTTCCTGGGAGAAGGCTACGATCAAGTTGTTTACAGCGAAAAACGTTGGCCCTGGTACGAAGTTTCTTCGACCTTTGACACAGTTGCATCCACCTCTGACTACACACTTGCTACCGTTGGTGCATCTATCACCAACGGTTTAAGAGAAATTCAATCTCTTCGCTCAACTGAGCAGGTACTTACTTTCCTGGGGCGAGATAACGGAGATATTGTCTACCCAATCGACGCCGCCAGTAGCGGTCTTGTCTATTACTGGAGTTTTTGGGCCGAGACTGTTCGGTTGTATCCAACACCATCTGGTGCTCAAACAATTCATGTAAGGGGATACAAAAACCCCACTGCGTTTGGTGCGGGTTCGGCAAATGGGACATCTCCTAGCGATTTCCCTGAACCTTTCCACATTGTGATTGCGACCTACGCAATCAGTCGAGCTTACGATCAGCAAGAAGACCCCGAAATAGCTGCAAATTATTTTCAGACTTTCGGAAGAGAACTCGACAACCTTAGGGCCAGGTACCTGGATTCTCCTGCCCCGCAACCATTAATTCTGAACACGATGAACGCTTCCAGATGGCGTTCTCAAAGCATAATGCCTGACCGTCTTCGTTATAGCTGGGAATAACAGATGACTCGTCCTGGTTTCAAACTCGAAATGCTGCAAGATTTCAGTGGGGGTCTGAACTTTCGTTCAGATCAGTTCAATCTTGCTCCTACCGAGAGCCCTAAAATGCTCAATGTTGATGTGGACCCTAGGGGTGGCATCAAGATGAGACTCGGAGTTCAACAAAGAAACCCGACTGCCCTAAACTCTGATGTCACTGGGTTGAGTCAGTTCACACCCGATGGTGGTACCGCACGAGTGATCTGCTCGTACGGTACAACGGTTGCAGAATCAGCAACAGCTGATTTTACGTCGCTTGCTGGGGTTTCGGTCACCAACGGTGAACGGATGTACGGGCAGACCACAAATTCAAAGTTTTATGGGGTGTCAGGCACCAGTCCATCATTTGTTTATGACGGCACCACAGCTACAAACCTTGCTTCCAATGTAAATGGTTCCGCAGGTAACTATCCGATAGCTAAGTACACCTGTCACTGGAATAACTTTGCGTGGGTGGCCCACACAGTGGAAAGTGGCACAGCACACGCTAACCGTGTGCGTTGGTCAAAGGTCGATGACCCTGAGTCATGGCAAGATTTCGATTACATCGATGTGAATGTGGGTGAGCGTGGCGATGAACTAGCTGGTCTGGTTCCTTACGCTGACCGTTTACTGATCTTCAAAACGAACAGTGTCCATGCGTTATTTGGTTCTAGTGCCGAAACGTTTCATTTAGTGCCTCTGAGCCAAGATGTGGGCTCTATCTCTCAGTCGTCGCCAGTATCAACGCCTTACGGTGTTTTCTTCTGGTATGACCGTCAAGGTGTATGGGTATACAACGGGGAACAGTTTGTTTGGGTGTTCGACAGGTTGCAACCAGCCATTGATGATGGCCGTTTGCAGTTCGATAACCCACCTCAGCTTGCGTGGTTCAAAAACCGTTTATATGTTTCGGTTGATTGGAGCGACACAGGATCGGCTATTACCACTCGTCGGGTGCTCATATTTGATCCGACGTTAGGTGGCGGCGGTGCTTGGACAATGACAGATATTGACGCCAACGTGATGTTGACGTTTGCGCCACCCAATGATCAACAAGATCTTCTGGGGGGATGTTCTGCTGCCACTGGTCGAGTGATCCACTTGGAACAAGACCTAGAAAGCGATTACTACGGGGTTGCAGCTTCCCACATTGTTAGTTCGTATACGACGAGTTGGCTGGTGGGTAAGAACCCTATTGTTCGTAAGCGTTGGGGTAAACCTCGAATTGTGGTGAGTTCTGATTCAACGGTTGCGTTGTCCGCAACATTGTTCACGGATTACGACACAGCAAGTTCTAAGAAATCCATGAACTTTGGTGTGCAAACTGCTGCTACTGCGGCTGCTACTTGGGCGCAGTCTGCTGGGCCGACAGGCGGTACAGGTGTTTGGGGTGTTAGCGCTACGGGTAGTCTTTGGTCTGGGGAACCTAATACTGATGTCACAAACATTGAGCGTTTACCTACGCTTGGGACAGCTAAGGCTATACAAATGAGGATTGACGGTCCAACAACTGTTGACGAGGCTTGGGAAGTAAACGCTATGGCATTCACATATTTACCTAGGAGATTGCGCTAATGGCGACGTTTACAGCCCCTAAAGGTACCGTCAGTGCTGGTAATGCGATTATCGCTGATGACCACAACGAGAACTGGACGTATGTTAAGAACTGGTTAGAGGGTGTCGTTGGTAACGCCACGTACCCTGGGGTGATTCAGTCTGACGGTGGCGGGTCTATTACTGGAACTTTGGATATTTCTGCTTCTTTGAGTTCTGGTTCTCTGACGACTACGGGCACAGTTAATCTTGGGGCAACTAATACTTTTTTGTTAGACACAGCGCAAGCAAATGTGATTGGTTTAAGCGCTGGTGCCAGCATTACAGGTAACACCGCTGGTGGTCACCTTTTCGATCTAGGTGTCCCCGTCGGAACAGAAGTAACGTACACAAACCATTACCAATACTCCAAGTACGACACAACCGCTGGCGGAGGTAACCCAACTCCCGTTCCTCGCCCTCAGTCTCAATATCGGTTAGTCGTAGAAGGCTCTATTGCGTTCACGGGTGACCTTATTGGTTACACAGACCAGTGGACAGGAAACGGCAATACTTACACAGCGGGTACTGGTAGCCGTATCGAAACCCAATGGATGAATGTTCGAGAGAACCTCGATGTTGGTGGCTATGTCAGAGTTATGACTGACTTAGACCATGCTCGCCTTTTCATGGGTAATGACTACCATAATCCTCCCGTTTATGAAGATTGGTTGGAGTGGAACGACAATGTTCATACAAACCAACCAGGATTCGGGTTCCACATAAACGGAACTTCTTCTGTAAACGAGAGCGGTCGTATTCTTTCCATCTCGAAAGATGGGAACAACTATGTAGATGTTCGTGCTCCTGTCCAAAGCAACATTGGCGGTTCGACTACTGCTGGTTGGCCGTCGATCTCAGGCTCCCCAGCGCATATTGATACAAACACCCAACGCCTTGGCGTAAATACTTCTTCTATTCGTTTCAAAGAAGATGTAGAAGATTTGGGCACAGAAGAGAACTGGGACAAACTGCGTTCGTTGAAGCCACGCACGTTCCGTTGGAACCGTGAAGTAGCTGAACGCTCTAGCTTGGATTATGAAACTCAGATCCCAGAGCCAGGGTTTATTGCTGAGGAAGTTCACGAAGTGGCACCTGATATGACGTTGTATGACGCTGAAGGTGATCCGATTGTGTATCGAGAGAAGTCGATGCTTGCGATGCTAGTTAAAGCAGTGCAAGACATCGACAATCGGTTAGGGGCGCTTGAATAATGCCCACAGGTGCAACATACGTTCAGGACGTAGGTGGAGGAACAAACCTCATTTCCTATGCCGATGGGCTCACCTATCAGGGTGTGTGGTCCTCAGGCACCTCTTACGCTGTTGGCGACGTTGTATCCTACAACAATGGTTCTTATGTTTCTCGAACATCTCAGCAAGGCAATACCCCTGGGAGTACGACGTACTGGCAACTGATTTCCAATGCGGGAACGGCTGGCGGGCCAGGCCCCGCAGGAGCCTCAGGCCCCCAAGGCCCAACAGGCCCTTCAGGTCCCTCTGGATACACCATCCTAAACGGTGTTGGTGACCCACAAAACGTTTTGGGTGTTGACGGCGACTTTTACCTGAATGTATCCAACGACTATTTCTTTGGACCGAAAGCTGGCGGTGTTTGGCCTGTAGGTAACTCTTTGATTGGGCCGCAAGGACCAATCGGGAACACGGGGCCAACTGGGCCAACTGGCCCGTTGGGTCCACCTGGGGGGCCACCTGGACCGACAGGTCCAACAGGTCCGCAAGGAGTCGTAGGTCCAGCAGGTGACGCAGCAGGAGTTGTCAACGGCGGTGTTCCTGCCTCAAGTTCTAACGGCGACTACGGCGGGGTCACGCCGATAGACGCAGGAGGGGTTACATAAATGCCAATTCAGATTCAGTTCCGTCGAGGAACGTACGCCGAATGGGTTGCTGCTGACCCCACTATGGCTGATGGAGAGTTCGCTCTCCAAACGGATGCTGGCGGTGGACAACTAGCAGGCCAGTTCAAGATCGGTGATGGCGCTACCGCTTGGAGTTCACTCGCTTACGGTGGCGTAACAGGTCCGACTGGGCCAACAGGTCCTCATGGTACTTCTGTCAACAACCTTGACGGTGGGCAAGCAAACACTAATTATGGAGGCATCGGCGCTACGGCGACGGGCGGAAACGCACAAGGAATATAATGGCTGTTCAAATACAACTTCGTCGAGATACCGCTGCCAACTGGACTAGCGCCAACCCGACACTCGCTTTGGGCGAGTTCGGGATGGAAACTGACACCATGCTGTACAAGATTGGTGACGGCACGACCGCATGGAACTCGCAAGCGTATGCGGAGCTTGCTGGTACCGACAAGTTCACCATTAACGAACAAACAGGTACCGCTTACACGTTGGTTGCTGCGGATGCTGGCAAACTTCTCAAAATGAATAACGCTGCGGCAACCACGTTGACGGTGCCACCTAACTCCAGTGTCGCTTTCGACATTGGAGTAACGGTCAATGTTGTCAACTACGGTGCAGGACAGGTCACGTTGACTGCTGGCGCTGGCGTAACCATCTACTCGTACAACAGTGCGTTGGGTATCACTGGTCAGTACGGTCAAGCTGTTCTCACCAAGTGTGACACTGATCTTTGGATTGCGGCAGGACTTCTTAGCTAATGGCTGGTGTAACGACTGCATCGAGGAGTGCTTGGGGGATTATTGCTTCTTCCGAGGCGATGAACCCTGTCGTGGGCAGCGGAGAAATCAGTTATTCAAATGGGATACAGGGAAATTTTTATATAAACAATATTCCCAATACCGAGTGGCGTGATTTGGAACTGTGGATTCACTGGAATCAGTCGTCCACTTGGTCTGGTCAAGGCGAGTTCTGGATGAGTACCAACAGTAGCGGTGCTAACGCCGACAACTGGGGTGGGTATAACTATTGGGGTTGGTCTACTGGATCAAGCTACGGCACGAATATCAACACTGGGCAATATGTTTACCCAGTCTCGTACTCAAATATGTACAGCAGTATGCACTTCTATTGCGCCAATGCTTTTGACAGCACGAACACTAAAGCTTGGTGGTATGAGGCAGGTCATAGCAATGGCAACAACACTAGCTATGCGTGTGTGCAGCGTGCTTCAGGTGTTTACAGAAACACGAACCCAGTCGATCAGATGTATTTTTCTACGCCTTGGGGTAACGGATCAAGCAGCTACCAAGGTTGGTTAATGATTGGAAGGAATCCTAAATAATGGGTGGCGTAGACGCTTGGGGTAACACAACCCAAAAATATCATCTACTTGGGGAAGTGGAAACTACAAACAATACGACACAGTATTTGGAGTTGACTGGTCTTAACACTAGTTATGCGATACTGGAGTTTGTGTTTACTGGTTGGATTGACCATTCGGGGGGCGGTGGTACAAACATTGGTGCAGGGCAGTGGACTGATGGGCCATCTATCCAGATGCAAGGTGCTTGGCCTGGAGGCCCAGATGCTAGCGCTTGTTTTTACCGTTCGCTGGCCGCATTCCAATACGATTCTAGTACTACCGTTTATGATCGGATGGGAGATTTCATCAACAGTAGTTCAAACATGCTGTCTCCGAACTTCGGCAGAATAGGGCGCCTTTGGTATCCCAGTGGCGTAGTTTACGCCGATATGTCTCGTTTTTGTTTCACGGGTGTTTGTGTAGGCCCAGGCGACAACACTGCCAAGAGTATTCATTGGAATGGTGGAGGTAACCTTTCCACTGGATCAACGTCGCAAATGTCAACTACATGGATAGGAAATACTCATTTGTGTGCAAATACAGCGGGTTCAGATGTGAGGTCGATAGGGCCGATGGACAGCGTTCGTATCGGAGCGGGGATAGATAGCGCTGGGAGTCCCAAATATTTTGGTTCTTATTCTAAACTTGTTGCCTACGGCGCTGGTAAATCCGATGCGTTTGGAAGATAACGATGGCTAATCAGAACTGGTATCTACAATCTCATTATCATGCTCAAAGTAGCCATACAAACCTGACAATTTCTAATTTACAGAGCGGTACTGTTACTGACGATCAAGGTAACACCACTGCTGTGAATAGCTCTAACTTTCCTGTTTACAGGCTAGTTTGCAAACTCCGTTTCGATACTCAAAATATGGCTTCAAACAGTTATTTCTGGATTATGATGGGAGGAAACCAATCCTCGTGGGATGGGTCAAACATGTACTCTGGGGATTGGACCTCAAAATATTCAAGCCAGATGTACAGCAACTATGGTCAAGACTTCGGGAATAGCCGTCCAGGGATTTACTGTGGTAGTGGCATGTTCGGGGCATCCTACAATTATTATGCGTGGGGGAGCGCTGTAACTGACAGCGAAGGCGTGACAGTCCAATCGTATGATGTGCGTCGGGGGGCGTACACGACCATAGATTTCAACACTTATCACCAAAACACCAACTGGTATCCAGGTGGAGTAGGTAGCTCTAGTGGTGTGTATAACGGTTCGAGTGCTTCGCCTGTCACCTATCAAGCTGAATCTGGGTCTTGGGGCTTCGCTACGGGCGGCACTAGTAACGCTACATATTTTAACGAGATAACGCTCTCCAGTTCATACGGCTTTCAAGGAGACATTTTGTTATATAGAGGCGCAATACAGAATTATGTTGGGAACTAAAGAGTTAAGGAAATAGGTATGTCAGATAAACCACAAGTCGCAATTTATGATTGCGCTACAGGTGAAGCGATTCTTCGTGATATGACTGATGAAGAATCGGTTATTCACAACGACCGTCTTGCTCACGCTGAAGAGGATAATGCTGCTCGGTTAGTAGCGGAGGCACAGGAACGTGCTGATGCTGCGACTGGTCGTCAAAAACTTCTTGATCTTGGGTTAAGCGAAGATGAGGTTACGGCTCTTGTGGGGCCAGCGCCTATCGAGCCAGAGCCCGCACCAGCCGTATGAGTGCTGACGTAGGCATCGAAGAAGTTATTGCTTCTTTAAGTGAGCGTGGGCAGCTTGAATGGGAAATCGCTCTAATGAGGGTCCACATCAAGCAGCTTGAGGA